CGAATACGTCCGGGTGAACGGTGGTCCACTATCCGCAGGCACCACCGTCCCAGGTGGGGAGTTTGGGGCCAGTCGTTCCTACGGACAGCACCAAGGTTGGGACTACGCCTTTGGTAACGACCCAGCAGCACTAACCCTGCAGGGTGGCGCGAAGTTCATGGACACGAAAAAGACAGCGCACGGCGACGCTACAGCGTTCATGACACCAGACGGTCAGGTCTACCAAATCCTGCATGGAACGTTCGTACCTCCAACCCAAGCAGAAAGAGCCTCAGCACCGCCCGTGCCTGCTATGCCTGCAGCACCTGCAGCTCCAGCCGCACCAGGAGTAACCGACGTTTCCGCCCTCACTGCCCAAAGCGCTCAACTAAACAAAGACTTGATCTCAAGCAAGCAGAGCATGGCAGAGATCGAGGCAAGTGCAAAAGCGGTTGCAGACGATCAAAACGTCAAGAGACTGTCGGACTTTATCTCTGGGTCAATAAAGAGTATCCAAGCACCTCTCGACACCTTGCTCCAAACACAGCAAGCACGTTTCGAGGACGAAAAAGCATACGCCCGCTTACTCCAAGAAGGCATAGCCCCTGCCATAGCAGAACAAACAGTAGAGATCGAACGCCAAGTAGCCACACAACTCAAGCAACTGGACGCGATAATTGCACGCACAGAGTTTGAGATTGCAGCACTAAAAGTTAAAGAAGAGCAAACTACCCAGCTAGAGAAAGAACTCAAACTACTCAAAGCACAGAGAGGCATCATCGAGGGCAAGGGTCAGTCCGCCGTATCTGCAGCCGCAACAAACGAGGAGGGCAAGAAGATTCGCGACTACATGAACCAACTACAAGGCGAACTGAACGACACAGACGCTCAGATTGTCAGCCTGTCGCAGACCGTAACAAGCGAGCTAGGCACAGCAATAAGCGACTCAATCAGCGGTCTAATCGATGGAACGACCACAGTCGAGCAGGCATTCAGCAACATGTTTGCCAACATCGGCAAAGCCTTCATCGACATGGCCGCCAAGATGCTGGCCCAACAGGCAGTCCTCACTCTCCTTGGAGCGTTCACAGGCGGTAGTGGTGTCGGACCCCAGCCAGGTGATCAGTTTGGAAAGCTTTTCACCGGCATTCGCGGCAGAGCTAGTGGGGGTCCAGTCGATGGGAATACCCCCTACATCGTGGGCGAGGAAGGCCCCGAGTTATTTATTCCCGGTGTCTCTGGTGCGATCACCAACAACGACCAATTCGACGCAGCGCGCAATGCAATGTCCAGCAACCCAGAGTTGGCATTCGACGAAAACAGCCAAGCCTTAGGTGCATCCGGCAGCAACACATCCCGCAACTCCTCCACGGAATTAAGCCGCAGCTTCGCTGAAAACAACAACTCTATGTCAATGACCAACAGTTACATGCGCGAGCGATCAATGGAGCGCGAAAGCATGGCTGTCATGGGCGGCGCTGGATCAATGGTGATCGAGACCCAAGTAATCAACAACGTCGAATATGCTTCTGTTGACCAGGTCCAAGCTGCTGCAGCTGGCGCTGCTAAACAAGCCCGAGCGCAAGTATTCTCCGACATGAAGAACAGACCTGCGATTCGCAGACAGATGGGGGTCAAATAGATGCTGGCCATTGGAATTTACCTAAAGCTGTTACTGCCGGACGGAGCTGATAGTCAGTACAGCTTCCAGAACTTCTTCCAGGGTGAGACGCGCTCCTATGACGGCGACTCATACATCTTTGGAGCATTCGGATTTAGCGGTGGAACGCTCGACCTAGAAGGCGGCAACATTTCAGCATCACTGGTGTTCTCACTCAATGAGCTGTCGCTGTCGGTATTCACCCAAGCAGCAAATGACCAGTGGCTAGCCCAAATCAGAACAGTCTGGCTAGAGCCAGATACATTGAATGAAACCAGCCAGCACAGCGAAGAGTTGTACGCAGTAACAGGCATCAACCACGACAACTCCCAGCTATCGGTAAGGCTGGGCAGCCCCTTGGATGCAGTACAAGCCAACCTTCCACGTCGTGTGCTGACTACTTCATTGGTCGGCGAGCTACCCAGTACCGGTCAGATTAACCTGAGCTAATGGATATCACTAAACGCCCTTTTGTTCTGCTTCCCCAGGACCGCGTAATCATGGAGATTACGGGCATGGATCGTGAGCAATATCGGGATTTCTGTTTGCAATGCTACAAGGCCGGACGAAGCATACCAAGTACGGATCCTGTCGCCTTTGATCCCCTTACGGTACTTATTTATTTGGTAATCGGGATTGCCTTATCGTATGCGGCGTCGTTGTTAGCACCAAAACCAAAGCAAGAAGAAGTAGTAACCCAAAGGAATGAAGGCGGTCAGAATTTTGTCAACGGAAAGAGGTCGGCACCCACGAGTGGCTTTGACACTGTTCAAAACGTAGTCGAGGTTGGAAGCACTATTTCGTTGGTTTACGCCAACCGCAGGGAGGTAGATGGGATTTGGTATGGCGGCGTGAGGGTAAACAGCAACCTTATTTGGTCGCAATTATATTCAGTGGGCGGCGGTCAACTGCTTCGCGCCATGTTCTCCATAGGCGAGGGCACTTTGCCAGAGCCAAACCCAGAGCAATTTGCAATCGGAAACAACATAATTCGGAACTTTGACTTAGCGAAAAACAGAGTATCAAGGATCAGTCTTTACTATGTTGACGGATCCCAGCAAGACAATCGAATAACGTCCAAAGACCACATAGCAGGACGTGACGCTGATGACGATATTGGGAATGCAGAAAATGACGGCGGGGCCGATGTCTTTGAAGTAAGGACCGCAACCGGTTGGGCACCAGATTTTTGCTATGTAAACACTCCATCGAACCAAACAACTTTTGGGCTAGGCGGTTTCATTGGCAACAACATGCCGTTTCGACCTAATCCTCGAATCAAACCAACCGAAAACTTTGACAACGAACCGCAGAAGCCTGACCCTCAAGGAAAGGCTGACCGTGCAAAAGACGTTTACAAATACTATGGGCGATGCGGCGTCAACAAATTGAACGGTGTAGCAATAGAGGAGTCGGCGTCAGGAAACCTTATTTCGCTAAAGGTAGGGGATCGAATTACTTACAGTATTTATGGTGATAGCGACAACAACGGCAGATACCAATATTCAATCGATCCAGGTAAAGACGGTTACACCTACACAAACGATGTGGCCGAAAGCGTTGCGAGCAGGCAAAAAGGCTACGACGACCAGATCGTCTTGGGCGACAAGTACTTGATTGGGACAGCGAAGGGGATATGCGTCCAGCGCACCAACAGGCCCTTTATATCGGAGGTTGACAATACACCTGTAGGCGGCGGCGGGACTGTATCTGCACAGTTTGAGGTGACCGAACCAGGGCGGATCCATGCGTGGCACTCTCCGTCGCTGCACCCCGATTTCGAGGACAGCACGAGTATTGGTTATGACTTTGTAGGCGAAAGATACCCAAAATTCGGGCCCGATGTAAGCGCATCGAGGAAGACTCACATTTACCGTTTGTCGGAGGCTTCGTTCACTACAGAGAGAAAAACAAAGTACGTAGAAGTTGGATTACGCAGCAGAGTAAATATACAGATAAGCGGCATCTGTTACTTCAGAGGCATTGCTTTTGGTAACCAAACAAGAACACTAAGCGAAATCGACTCCCAAAGAGTCGACGACAATATCGTGTTCACCAATGGCACGTTCACTGGACCTGAGACAAGGTACAGCGGCTTTCGCGTTCAGTTCAGAGAAACGTCAGCAACTAACTATAAGGAGATCCCAATGATTTTCCTGGTGCGATCCCTGCAATCCACCGATGTCTATAACTACTTACGCTTTGAACTCGACAGCGAGAAAACATGGGAGTTTCTGCTAACGCCTGCATCCTCTTACGACATCAGAAAAAGCTCTGACCCGCTGCATGTGCTGGACTACAAAATGAACAACCGCGAGAAAGTGTCAACCGGCTTAGGCGTAGACATCGTTTTTAGCGGTGAGACTAATTTCGCACGAAATAGTAACAATTTTGCAATCCCATCACTAACGACTATTGATGGGAATGTCCTTACGGATAACAACGGACCAAACCTAAAATTTGACGACACTGTCAGTGGCCGAGGATACTTCAGTGATGGCTTCGCCAGGGTGGCGGAAAACTTCATGCACGAAGAAATCACAACAACAGCAAACCAGCCAGAACACAGCATTGTCTATATCGACACCCAAACGACGAATAAGGCGGCACCTTTATACGACAACATTGCGCTTGTCGGCATGAACATTCGCAGCAGCCGTGAAATCACAGCACTGCAACAATTCAGCGTTTACTGCGACAAGGGCATCAATTCAACGAATCTCTTTCCTGAAGTGCTGTTGGACATGTTCACCAATAAGAGATACGGCACCGGCAAAATTCTCAACATCAAGCAAATCGATACTGACAGTTTCGCTGACATGGCTGCATGGTGCGAGAGCCGCAAGTACTTCTTCGACGGAGTAGTGGACAGCAAGGTCAATATCCGCAGCTGGGGAACAGAAGTGGCGCGTAACTACCTGTTGGACCTTGTCATCCGCAACGGTCGCTTTGCGCTCCAGCCTGTAGTCGAGTTTTACGACAATCCTAAAGTGACCGCGATGTTTACTAGCGCGAACATCCTCGATGATTCATTCGAGTACACAACATCAGACGAACAGGACAGAATCCTGCCTCGTGTGGCCGTCAAATGGCGTGAGGAGAAGATCGATGCAAGTAACGGGCTATTCCCGGTGGTGCGCCAAGTAATCGTACGAGAAGCAACTACTTCGGAAGAAGCACCGCTAGAGGCTATAGATATCTCTGACTACTGCACATCTCAGGAACACGCTGTCGATCTGGCCAAATGGACCTGCAGGCAGCGCCGTTTAATATCTCATTCGATCTCTTTCGAGACCACACCAACAGAAGCGGCTCTTGATATTGGCGCTGTATTCAAACTCGGAATGGAGACCGTTAACTACAACCAGCCGCAGAATGGAGCAGTAACGTCCTCAGGTGAGGTGACAGCGTGGCCACCCTTAAGCGACGGCAGCTACAACGTGCTGCTGTGGGACGGCAAAACAGAAACATTGCAAGAGATGTCTATCTCCATCGTTAACGGAAGAACAGCAAGCACAGGTAGCTGCGTGTTCTGCGTGAAGTCCAGCAGTCAAACCGTTGAAACATATAAAACCCAAGCTCTCAGCTATACAGAAGACGGCAACATCAAAGTTGAAGCGACGGTTTATCCAACCGACGCTGCCGGCGCGAGCCTTCTAAGTGCAGGCTGGGAAGACCCATTAAACTGGGTTATCGAAGGGGAGATCTACTGATGGCAACCTCTTTCGGCGCATTAGAGACGTGCGGCCCGACCCGCAGGACATTTTCTCCTGGCGTGTTTGCGACTAAACGCTTTACATCTATTAGTGGTGCAGGATCAACACGCCTCTATGGCAGCAAAGCAACCGCAGCGGAGCTAAGTCTCACATTTCTTGCCAACGATAACGACGTCAACGCATTCTTCAAGTGCTGGTACGACGCTTATGGGGACTACGACGTGCTGGACCTACCCCCTGAATTTTTTGAGGGCTCTAGTCCAATCTTGGATTCTGGCGTACCAGAGTACCTAAACTGGCGATGGGCTGATGCGCCTTCAGTCGAATCATTGTTCCCCGGTAAATCTAGGGTTCAAGTCAAGTTCACCGCAACCTTGGACATCTAATGGCAGTACAGACAGGAGCAGACGGTCAGCTCAAATACAACAACCGCACGGTGGCCAAGGTCCGTGACTGGAGCGTAACCGTTCAGAAAGATGCAATTGAAGACACCTGCCTTGGTGCGTATGACAGAACGTATGTAGAAGGTCTGCGCGGGACTTCTGGAAGCGCAACTCTTCTATACGACCCTGAGGACACAGTTGCTACAGACCTGTTGAACTCTGTTTTCGATACCGATGGCACCAGTGCAGAAGTCAGTTTTGTCTTAACTACCAGAACCAACCAATCTTTGGTCTGCAACGGATTTCTAACTAACATTAGTACCAGTGTTTCTGTTGGTGCTGCAACAGCTTGCAGCGTTTCATTCCAAGTATCCGGCAAACCTAGCGGTGGTTTCTGATGGCTGTACTTGGTGTAGGCGGGAGGCTGAAGCTAAAGCGTGAGGCACCTAGTCCGTGCATCCTCAGCGATGAAGGGCTGAATGCCGACCAAAATTACTATGCCTCAATATGTGATGGCTACTGGACCGGTGACCAGATAACAGTTGATTGCCTACCTGTAAGTAATGGTAAGTTTCCTCCAAACCCTGCCGGCTACGCAAGCTACTACGGCAGCAAATGGTTTTTAGGACCAAACCGAACGCAGATAGACAGCAACCGCGACAAGTTCTACAAAAACAGCAGCGAGGACTACCCAGACGGCCAGTTTGGAGACAACGCACAGTTTTACGCAAGAACGGGTGATGTTTCTGGCGGCGAAGAGATCCCGCCCTGCACGCCCGGTGACTATTGGATACACATCGACGAGCTGGGACGAGTCAGCTTCTATGACAGCCGTTGCAAAGCATTAGCAGGCTGTACTAAAGACCAGATCCAACTGGAAAGTGTGGGGGATTCAATTGTCATTGCCCCCTATGGAAGCATTGACTATGTCAACGCAGTTTGGCAATGCCTCAAAAACTTGGGTGAATACAGGTTTAGTGATGGACAAGACACCGTCACCCTCGTCAGCATCTGTGAAGACCCACCGCTCTACCAAAAACCAGAGGCTGGTCCGAACGAATACAACAACGCAGACCTCCAACCCCGTGGCCTAAACCAAGGCAAGGCAGCACCGTTCTGGGAAATCCTGTGCGAAATCCGCGAGTGGAGCCTAGAGCTAGACGCCCCAGCGGTAGACACCACCAGCGTGGCCGAGAAGTGGGGCAACGCAGTCAAGAGCCTTGTCACTGGCGGCGGTTCCGCCGAATTCTTCATCGACAGAGTATGTCATGAGCAGGGTCAAGCGGACAGCCTGACACTAATGAAGCTACTACTGCTTACAGAGAAAGGGAGTAAGGCTGAGATGCAGCTGTGGATGATTGACCGTCCTGGGTGTGGCGTGGACTGTGACCTCATCCAAGGCGACCTCTACTACGAGACAGATGTCTTAGTTACACGGAATGCCATCAATGTCCGGCCAACAGAAATGATCGCTGGGACGGCACAGTTCGTCACGACAGGAGAGATTAGACTAATCGAAGCATCGTAGTTTTAAAGACGTGTCTGAATTGAACCGTGCCGGACAGCTTAATTCGCTCGGTCACCTCGACACCACGCAGAAAGATTTCCGCAGCCAGATCGATGCGATCACGGACACGGTTCGCCAACTAGGCGGTAAGCCCTTTGTGGGACAAGGCGGTCAAGGTAGCGATCCGTTGACAGCGCCGTATGTTTTGTATGTAGACAGCTACACCGGCTCAGATAAATTCGTCGGTGGTGACTACAACAAAGAAGACACTGGAACGTTCGAATCCAAGATGCGGCGAATCAGCCTGCAGCGTCTTGAGTGCGGCTACACAGTAGCTCGACCTTTCAAATCAATATCACGCGCTGTAATTGAAGCAGGGATTATCACCAGCCGGGACTACCTCGATCTAACACCTGCACCTTGTGGAGACCTTGTCACAATCGTGGTGTCGTCAGGTGTCCACACCTTATTAAACGACCCCGGCTACATGTCTGGCGTCAGCGAATGGGTGGATGGTTACACCCCAGACGATGCAGCTCTCACTGCTTTTAGCGGCTCAAAAGGCGGCGTAATACTCCCCCGTGGGGCGAGCATTGTCAGCCTTGATTTAAGGAAAACAATCATCCGTCCGAACTATGTGCCACCCAATGAGAACGAAGCAGCGGATCTATCCAACAGAAGCAGTTGTTTCCTTCTCACAGGTGGGTGCTACGCCTACGGATTCACGCTCATGGACAAGTTGGGGCTCAACAGAAGCCACCACTTGTTAAGCGCTTTTGCTTTTGCCGGAGAGGACGAGCTCGATACGTTCTACGCAAAGATCAGAAAAGCCTTTGCTGGCAGCGGAGCAACAGGAAATATTGACGCAGCTCTTGCTGTACCCAGAAGCTCTGAATACCTAATTACAGGTCCACAACCTCCAACCCCAAGCGAACCCACAGATACAGTCAGAAGCTCCAGCCCATACATCTACAACATCAGTTTGCGTTCTGAGTATGGAATGGCGGGGATCCTATGCGACGGGAATCTAGCTGGAGCGTCCTTTAAGTCAATGGTCGTTTCTCAATTCACGGGGGTGTCTCTTCAGAAAGATATTAGCTGCTGGCAAAAGTATACAAAAGGCACTGCTTCATGGGGCCCGATTGCAGACTACCCCGAACTGATTGATACCAGTCCAAACGACCTAAGAATGAATCCCTCGCGAAGGTCCATACACGTACGCACGTGTAACGGTGCAGTTGTGCAAGAAGTAAGTGTGTTTGCTATCGGTCAGCAGATCCACCATCTCGCAGAATCGGGAAGCCAAATTACTATTACCAACAGCAATTCTAACTGGGGTGGTTGTGCTGCTTTAGCAGTTGGGTTCCAGAAGAAAGCAGCTCCCGGCGATACTCCATGGGAGATAAAATCACTACGTCGTGCGCTTAGTCCCTTCGAAAAAAGTGGAAACGTAAATCGCATATTCCTTGGAACGCTTACTTCTACCCAATTGAATGAAGCAACAACTTTAGAACTAATAGAAGACTTAGATCCTTCTTCCTCAGATCTTAGTCAACCTGCTGTACTCAGTAGCCAAAGCTACTCGTTGAAAGAAGACGAGTATATCTGGGTGGAGAATCCGGGCGGACCAGATTACAGAGCAAAATTAGCGGCCAACCCCTGGCAAGCAGCTAATGGAGATGAAATTGAAATCAAAACGCGAGTAGAAACAGACAACGCAACAGGGAATGTCAATCCAAGCAACACTGGCCTAGACCCAAACACTTATAACGACATTGCTGGAAAGCGAGTATATGTTCGTCGCATCCGAGACGTTCGTTCGGTAGAAGAACGACGCTACTCACTCATTGTTTCTGGTGGAACTAACCCTGTACGCCTTCCAGTAAGAGACTATGTCATCCAACCTACGGCAGGCGATGATTGGGACGCACAACTACAAGCAGTGGCAGCATCCGAGACTAGCAACAAGTATCTAAACGGAGCAAATGTGGAGCTTCGTTACTCCAAACGAGTTGCCGGAGATACTAATTTTGCAGAAGGAACTTACTACCGGAAAGGCGATGTTATTCGGAAAGACAATAAGCATTTAGTTGCAGTTAAACCTAGCTACGGACCCTTTGAAGAAGAGTCTTGGGTAGAAACCTACGTCCACATGCAAGGTACTTATGCGCCCGAGGGTTATTACACAAACGCACAGCCAGTAATTATCTTTGATAGAGACACCGACGAATCTTCCACCAGCAGCACGCTGGGCAACAAACCCGATAACAACCTCATCCGAGCCCAAGAGTGGCACGCAGTCGACGCCCAGGGAATGGCTGGGCTTTTGCTTAACTATGGCTACGACCGGGCTACAGTTAGAACCCTTATCGAGTCTCAATTAGAAGAGAACAGAAACCTAGACGTAAGTATCAACAACTGGGAAGTTGAATTCAGAAGACCAACCAACATCAGACTTTATTCACATGCCTATGAGTGGGCCGGAGGAGGAAATTACACGAAAGGTCTTCCTCAGTACCAAAAAGAACTTACACCAAACAATAAATTTACGTTTTACTTCACCAACGAAGCCGGAGGAAAAGTATACGCCTCAGGTTTCAACGAAGAAGGTCTACAAGTAACACCACGAGGGCTGGAAGACCTAACAACTGGTCAGGTTCTCACTGTTAGTGAGATTGGAGCGCCTGACCGTACCATCGACTTCCCGACAGTATTTGCAGATCTAGAGGTCACCAATCAATTAACCGTAAACGGCATTCTTGTCGAGGGTGCAGCAAAAACTGACGCCTTCGGGTTTGTAGAGCTAGCAGGGTTGTCGGAACTAGATAACCCGACTCCAGCTGTGAGCAACGCAGACATTGAGAACCAGCCGAATGCTGTAACGCCTGAAGGCTTGGCGTACTGGAAGGAATCACAAAAACTGGTCCAAGCTTTGCCTAACGGCATACCGTATGCACTGCTCCATGTTGCTGCTGGGACGCCATTAACTGGTGCTGACTCAGTCCCCTACGGAACAGAAGTCGATCCTGGTGTTGAGTGGAGTGCTGACGGAAACGTTTTCCACCAGAGCATCTTCAAAACACTCACTGAAGCTGTCGAAAAAGCATCACAGCTATTCCTGCCGACAGGAAGCACCGTTGTAATCAGCATTCACGACGATCTCGTCGAGAATGAGGACGGACCAATCCAGCTGGTAAACGGGTATGCACGCTTCCTTGTGGCAGGAGCTAGAGGAGCAACCAACCCAAGAGTACACATGAAATGGGGCACCACTGCTAACGCTTGTGCAAGGATCCCCCAATACAGAGGAGTCAGAGCCTATTCAGCTGGTGCGGTATTCGCTGACCTGACTCTAGATTTAGATAACAACGGCAGAACTAGCATCAGCGCAACATTTAATGGCGGGCTTGCTTGCGGCGGTAGAGATGTGATTCTTAACTGGAGTAATGTCGCCTCTTACAGCAATGCTTGCACCTGTTCATACGGCGGTCAGATCAATCTAGACTTCTACGGAACAGAACTGCACTACATTACCAACAACATTGTCAGTCAAGACGTAGGTTTCACTGAGTTACCTAGGCTCACCCTTCTAGGTTCTGACCGCCGAGACTCAGGATTAACAGGACACGGTTGCAACTTGATTGTTGATTTCAAGGAAGATGACACACCAGCTGGCTTTAGATTTAGCCATAGCCTTGGGAATCAACCGCAGCTGTTACTGCTGGACCTAGGCAAGCGTGGAGGCGTCAAAACTGGTGGTCGTGTCTTACCTAAAGTTGACTTTGATTTCAGTAACGACCTCTGGGATTTAACAGAGATAGTTGGTTACAACTACCTCCACAATCCAAACCTTATCGGTAAAACATTCAGAAGTCGTGAACTCACTGGAAGTGCATCTAGTACGTTTAACATCAGTGCCGCAAGCCTTGCCACTGTCAAAGCTGCTGAATTAAGGAATGGAAACCAAGTGGACATCGAAAGAAGAAGCAGCATAGAGCCGATTGAATCAGGTTTCTTTTCGCTATTGGTTGAGCTTGAGAACGATCCAAGCATTTCGGGATTGCTGTTAACAGCAGAAAACACAACTAATGCTTACGTCTACTTTCCTCCAGCCACCGCAGCGCCTTCAGATTTAGCTAGAAATACATAGACCTATAATGAAAGCACGTCTGCATAGACGTGTCCTCCGACTTGAATAGTCATGGCAGTTCAGCTGATACTGAAGAACTCTTCTGTCGAGGACAAGCGGCCCACCGCTAATCAGCTAGCCAACGGTGAAATCAGCCTCAACTACAACGAGGCTGGAGCGTTCCTCTGCTGCACGGACACGAACGGTGATGTCCAACAGGTAGGCGGCGTCAAGATTGACGAGACCGCACCAGACGCACCAGTGAAGCAAACGCTGTGGTTCCAGCCCAGCACCCTGATGCTGTCAGTATTTGATGGAGACAAGTGGCTACCCATTGGTGGTAGCGGTGATAGCGGTGGAGGCGGTAGCGTCCTCCCGCCCGTGCCTTTCCTCCAAATCATCGGCAATGACGGCATTGATGCAGACACCGTTTCAGGCATCGTCACCCTCGATGTGGAGCTAGCCGGTGGTGATGACGGCCTTGAATTTAAGAGCAGCAAGCTAAGTGCATCAGTTGCTAGCGATACTCAACTCGGTAGCGTCAAGATTGGAGATGGCATTGACGTAACAGCAGACGGAACAATCTCTTTCGATAGCGATGCAGCAGGCTTAAAACCTGACGAAATCCTCGGTGGTGACGGCATTGAGGTAACCCCTGGAACGGACGATGTCACTATCGATGTTGACCTAGCACCAAACAAAGGTCTTGAGTTTATTGGCGGTCAGCTTGCAGCAGAAATCGGCGGCGGACTGCAGTTCAATCCAGACGGCTCGATAGGCATCGATACTGACATCATTTTACAGACCGGCGACATCACTGGCGGGGAAGCCATCAAAGTCACCGATGGCACTGGAACGGCCACAATTGATGTCGACCTTCTCGGTGGACAAGACGGCTTAGAAATAAGGAACGACAAGCTCACCGCCACCGTCGCAACAGCTTCAACACTCGGCAGCGTCAAGATCGGTAGTGGCATCGACGTAACAGTAGACGGAACAATCTCTTTCGATGTCGATGAAGCAGGCTTACAACCTGACGAAGTATTAGGTGGCGACGGCATCGAAATAACCGCTGGAACGGACAAAGTAACCATTGATGTTGACCTGGCCGGCGGTCAAGACGGTCTCGAATTTAAGAGCAACAAACTCAGCGCCACAACTGCCAGTACCACTGACCACGGCGTCGTAAAGGTAGGCGAAAACATCGATGTCACTGATGGCGAAATCAGCGTACCCAAAGCAACCACCAGCACCTTTGGTGTGGTCAAGCTGGGCATTGGCATCGAAGTTGACGGCGATGGTTCCATCAGCATTGACTTTCCAGCCACCACGACATACCGAGGCAGCTGCAACCTCAACAATCCCCCAACAGGTCAAATAAACCCTGACCCAGCCTTAAAAGCTGACGCTTACATCAACAGTGCAGACTCTGCAGCAGTCGCTGCAGGTTGGACAGGTATCACAGGCACCGCAAAAATCGGTGACCTCGTCATATTCGATGGAACGATTTGGGAATTAATCCCCCTCGGCAGTGGTGAACCCCCAGTCACCTCAGTCAACGGCAGGACCGGCGACGTTGTCCTTGATTACACCGACGTGGGTGCAGCAAGCGAAGCCCAAGGTGATTTAGCCGATTCAGCACTGCAGCCTGGCGACAACATCAGCGAGCTGAACAACAACGTTGGCTATATCACAGAAGCAGACCTTGACGGTAACTACTTAAGCCTTGCTGCTGATGCTGGTAACCAAGTTGTATTGTCGCCTGATGAAACAAGCTTTATGGGAAATGTCGGCATCGGCATGGATAATCCGCAGTCGGCGTTAGATGTTAATGGTGATATAAAAGCATCAGGCAGTGCATACTCTAAAAGCACAGTAGCTAGTGATCTTGGAACAACATTAGTCACTAAAGATTATGTTGATGCTAGTGGTGTAGCTCCTGGCGATGGTGCGTTAACTATTAAAACTGCTGGACAAGGTTCTAATGCAACAGGAACCTTTACAGCTAACCAGCCTGGTGCTTCTACTCTTACGCTTCCTGTCATCAGGTATGGAGACCTATCTGGAACACCCAGTATCGGAAACGGTACGATCACAATCAAGCAACCTGGAACGGCTGACCAAACATTTACGGTCAATCAAACAGGCCCCACAACAATCAGCTTAAAGAACGACAACACACAAAATACTCCCGGCAACGGTGCGTTAACTATTAAAACTGCTGGACAAGGTTCTAACGCAACAGGAACTTTTACAGCTGATCAAAGTGGTGCGTCTACTTTGACGTTGCCCACAATTAGATATGGAGACCTGTCAGGCGCACCAAGTATTCCAGCTGCTGCCGGTAACGGAACAATTACAGTTACACAGCCGGGTACAAGTGCTCAGACCTTTACTGTTAACCAGTCAGGTAACACAACAATTGCATTGAAGAATGATAATACACAAAATACTCCTGGCAATGGCACAATTACAGTTGTTCAGCCAGGTACAAGTAACCAAACCTTTAGTGTTAACCAAACAGGCAACACTACAATTACCTTAAAGAACGACAACACATCAACTACTCCCGGCAATGGTGCATTAACTATTAAAACTGCTGGACAAGGTTCTAATGCAACAGGAACTTTTACAGCTAACCAAGGCGGTGCTTCTACTCTTACTCTTCCTGTCATCAGGTATGGAGACCTGTCTGGAAGACCTAGCATCCCTGCAGCCGCTGGCAATGGCACGATCACAATCAAGCAACCTGGAACGACTGACCAAACATTTACGGTCAATCAAACGGGTAACTCAACAATTAACTTAAAGAACGACAATACACAAAATACTCCTGGCAATGGTCAAATTTGGGTAGCGGCAGGGACTGGACTCAATGGTTCTGGCGACCAAGCCACAGCTAACCAGACAGTTAACACAACAAGAACTCTTTCCTTAGACACAACTTACACAGACGGACGTTACGTCAAAAAGAGTGGCGATAACATGACCGGCGACTTAACGCTCGGTCCTGTTGGCTCTCCTGTTATCGCATTGGATGCAACGGGGGGATTTGGTAGGACAGTCAAGCAGTGGATATCGTCAACAGTACTTAGCGGTGAGCCTGGAGATTCGCAAGAAGGTTGTGCAATGCAGCCATTCGGACGGTTTGCTGTATCAAGAGCAAGTACAGCACATATATTCAGGGGAATGCAGACTAATGTAGATACTATTTCAACTCCTTCTAGTTACATTGGTTCACGAGGTGATGCTTACTTCAAAAGAAACTTACGCATAGAAGCTGGCTTCACGCCACCTGCAACCATTAACCCTGAATACTATTACGTCGAAATTAACCCAAACAATGGATCGACTACAAACGTTTCTTACCCAATGATGTTGGGTGGTTTAGTTGCTGACAATGGGAATGCTCATGGCGCTGCAATCTTTGCCAACACACCAGGCGGCAGCCCTATCAAAATTTATAACGGCGGAATCAAACGCAATCATGGTAGAGATACTCGTAGGTATGAAGGCTATAGCGCTCATTACACAAGTGAAGGAGTAAGTAATCATGACTGTCGAATAGCTTTATGCCGGAACGCCGATGGCTTCCCTGCTAGCATCCACCTCGGAAAAACTGGAGACTACGGCAGCCTTGATATAAACACTCTTTATTTCCCGAAAACCACTGACGACCAATCATTAGGTTCTGTCAACTCTTACTTTGCTGATGGCCATCAAATGGTCTTAGGAGCAAAAATACAAACCAACATCGTTGGTGCCGTAACTCCTGGTACTGGTGTCCTTGCAAACGGAGGAACTGAAGGGTTTGCAGAAACCAACATGACGTTTGACGTTATGGATAGCAAGGGCTCCTCTGGAGGCTCAAACACTCTGAAACTCAACTCTAAAAGTCTAATCGTAAATACAATTAATGGAATTACATTACACCAACCTAACCAAGGCATTGTCTTTACTGATAACGGTGACAGTGAACTCACGTATGAGGAAGGTAGTTGGAAGCCCACCATCTTGGTAGGCGGCACTGAAGTTATCCCTGGCACGCAAGCAGGATATTACACAAAGATCGGCAAACAAGTTTACGTTGTTGGCAGAGTACAAACCATAGATTTAGCGGGAAAGATAGGCAAATTAAATATCGCAAACCTTCCGTTCCAAGTGTCTGACAATGCTGCTGGAAATGTTACCGACCAAGGTGCCGGTCAAGTTACGCTGTACAAAGCCACTGGAGCGCCTATCTCTTATGGGGCACCGTTTATTCGTACAGAAAAAGATGCCTTCAGTTTGTACGTCACCTATATGGGTGCAGGCACACTTAACGCATCTAGCAACGACCTTGAGGTGGCGCAGGCAGAAACATTTTTTAAAGACACAAGCTGCCAATTCAGATTTACCTGCACCTACATCTGCAAAGAATAGTTAGGCTAAGAAAGCCTAAACCCGTTTCATCCAGAGGATTATCCTAATGGCACTCACCAAAACAGTAATAGTTGACAGGATTGAGATCATAGAAAATGGTTCGCTCCAGCTCAGAACCAAGACTTCAATTCAAGAAGATGGGGTAGAACTCTCAAGTTCTTACACCCGAGAATCGCGCACACCTGGAGCCGACGTGTCCAGCTATAGCGACAGAGTGCAAGCTATTGCAGCAGCAAGCTGGACAACAGAGATTGTGGATGCTTACAACGCTGCAGTAGCAGCAGCAGAAGCGGCAGCAGCAGCAGACGCAGCAGACGCAGCAGCAGAAGCATCACTACTTGTTGACGAGTAGTAAAGAGAGGGGGAGTGCCCAAGGGTTCACGCACCCAAGGGCTGTTGTCATGCAGCTCCCCAGCTACATCAGGACAAACCAACGAAATTGGGTTGAACGAGAATCGTAGCAGATCAGCTCAACGCAAGCGCAATCTCTGCATTACGCCTCCTAACCAAGCCAGGCAGTGGACCGTTAGGACCATTCACCCACTTAGGCAACTCCTCAGTAAACACCCTTGGCTTAGGCTCCCCAGCATTCAACCTCCTCAACAGAGTTGACTCCTGGAGCGCCCCACAACCACAGTTAAACGCAAAGCTCACCAGCGCTGCATACTCATTGTCCGTGAGCCCAACAGCCACCCGTGAGCTAACGCAATCCTCGAACCTCCACAGATCCTTACGCAACAACTCCTCAGCCTCCGGCTCAGTAATCACCTGCCCCGGATAGACGTGTTCACCCGTCGAGCCATACCCCACAGTCCACACCCCAGCCGGACAGATATAAGCATCCAACCTCAACCCCTCAAACTCTTTAATCAACTGCAACCCAGCAGCATTAATCACACTGATCGCACCAGCGGGCTGCTCCTCTTTAGCTGGAGCGCTCCTGTACTTAACGACCCAATCCGTATCCTCCTCCAACAAATCCACAGGCATCCTCCGCCACAGCTCACCAACCGCATCCATCTGGTGCGTCTCGCCCTGGTAGTACTGAAAAAATCTTGTGAACTCTTCGAGGGTTAGTCGAGTCATCAGAGAATGGGATGCTGTATAGCTAACACTTTAAGTCGCTTCAGACTATTAGAGATTTTTTGCCTGACCCTTTCTCTTGAAAGCCCAACCTCCTTGGCCAAACTCATCAAGGTAACCGGGCCATCTCCATACATCCCGTAGTACCTCATCACTAACTCTTTTTCATCAGGTTTTAAACGTTCCAGCAGACTATCCATAGCCTCCAAACGAATAGTATTCTCAACTTTTGCCAACAAGTCCTCATTAACAGAGACCAAACTCAGCAGCGTGGTATCCCCTTCGGTCTTACTAACAGGCTTATCCAAACTCCCAGCGTCATACGCATTATCCAAATAAAGAGTCATCTTCTCCGTCGAAATCTCACAGAACTCCGCTGACTCCGCCAGTGTTGGAGCCCTCCCATGAATCAAAAAGAACTTAGGAGTCCAGGCCCTAAGCTTCGCCAACATCTCCCCAGCGTGGGACGGCAACCTAATAATCCTGTCATTACAACTGAGATACCGAGTAATCCCCTGCCGAATCCACCAATACACATACGTCGACAACGCATACCCCCGCTCAGGATCAAACTTCTTAATCCCATGCGACAACCCAATGTTC